ATCACGACTAAAGCAACAATACCGGCTTTTACCCAGTCTTTCATTCCCCAGTCACTCCACTCTTTTAAGTGAGCCCAAATATCTTTTAATAACTTCATCTTTCCTCCTAATGTATAGTTGGTCTATTTTGTTCAACAATTTCTTCTATAAATAGAAAACTATCCGCTATACTAGCAAACACGTGTGCAGCGTCTTCCGCACCGATTGTTTCAATATAAAGGTTCCTTGTAACAGCCATTAGCGCACTTGCAACCAATAATTTTTCATCATCATTTTTTATTTCAGCTCTCGCTGATTTTTCTAAGTTTATCATTGCTTCAGCAATCTTGTCAACTTTGTGGTGTGTCATTTTTTCCTCTATTCATTTGAGCAATTCGTTCAGCACTTCTAATCTTACGGTCTTCCCGTAAAGTTTCCATGTTCTGACGAATGTCTTCAATAGTTTCTTTATCAGAATCTTCGATGGCTTTTATACCTTCTTTGACAATTGTTTCTTCCATCTTACCTTTCATTTGCTCACGAGCAAGATCTATTTTCTCTGCTTCAATTCCAATGTCAGCCATAAGTTTATTATCTTCTACTTCACCTTTCATTGTCATTTCTGCTGCTTTAAGATCAATCTCTTGTTGTTTTAATCTAATAAGTGGGTCTTGTTCCACATTACCAGCTTTAATTTGTTCTTGTTTTGCCATCTCTGCTATCATTATAGCTTCTAACTCAGCAATTTTAGATTCTTTTTCATTCATAAATTGTTGTTTAGCCTGCTCTACTTGTTGCACCATTTGTGGGTTTTGTTGAGCTTGCTGCATCATTTGTTGCATTTGCATTTCTTGTTCTTTCATTCCTTGTTCAATTTGTAGTGCAGCCATTAAAGAAATATGTTCCATTACATGCCCTTCTAACATTGCATACAATTGTGGATTGATTTGAACCATTCTTGTAAACATAAACTCACCGTGTGTATCCATGTGTGCTTTATGATTTTGTTGTGCAAAAGCTTTAGGTTGTTCACCGCGCATTGCTAAAGAATTTTCCATAGCCGGGCTTTTTGGTTGAGGTATACTAGGATCTGGTTTTAAAATAGCATCAATATTATCTACATCTAATGCTTGGTAAACTCTTCTGTAAGCTTCACGGATATTATGTAATTGTGGATTAGCTTGTGCTAATTGTAATTGTTGTTGTGCCAACATAACACGTTGGGACATAGAAAAAATGTTTGGATTAGAAATAGGTAGTATGTCTACACGTTCATCAAAATCCTGTTGTTTAATCATACGGTTTCCACCACGAACCATGTATGGATATTCTGGTGGTAGATACATTTGAAATACAGAAGCAAGTAAATTAAATTCAGTTCCTTGGGCATAGTGCAATCTTTTATGGATAGCACTCATAACTTTAGTTCCACGTTCTAAAATAGCTAGTGTAGTACCTACAGGATTTTGTTCATTACCTTCTCCCATTTTCATATCAGCAATAGCTGCAAATGATTTTCCTGCGTCAACGCAATAACCAAGTAAAGCAAATAAAACTTGTGAAGGTTCTTTGTAAGGAAGGGGTAAAAGTGATTCTTTAATAGAAGCACCAGTTACATCAACGTCCCTAAATTCACCAGGCTGTAAAGGTTGGTCATCATTACGTATACGCATGCCACGTGCTTTAAATCCTGCTGGTAAGTTAGCAAGAGTACCTGCATCTATTAACTGTCGTAAAACACTTGTTGCAGTTCTTGATAAACCACCAAGCATATGTATTAAACCAAATCCATAAAATCCTAAACCTGGAAGAAATTTGTAATGTACAAAATATTGTTTTTTAGCTTTTAATGCATCAGTTTCAGCATAGTTTCTTCTAATAGATAAAACTTCTTCGCTATATTGATCAATAGTAATGATGTAAGGAAGTTTAACTCCATTAGGATCTTCAAACCCTGGTACATCTGCATCAACATGCATTTCTAAAACAGTGTGTTCGTTATCGTCTTCTGACAATGTATTTTGTAAACCTTCTAATGAATTTACTTTTTCTGTAATATCATTAACAGTAGAAACTGTGCCGGATACAAGAGGTACATCTCTGTAAAAACCTTGAACTTGTTGTTTACGTAAATCATTGGCAGATGTTTTAATAACATGTGTAATACGTTGAGCATTTTCCAAAGAAGATGCTGTGTAGTTTACAACACAATCTTCACCTGCAACAAATTTAGAAACAGCGCGTTGTAATAATGAATCGTAATAAATCTTTTTAAAAGCTGATCCAGCTAGAGGTAAATAGAATAATAACTGATCCATGTCGGGATCATATTCTTTCATGACATGTGTAATTTCATAGTTCATGTAATCTTTTACACGTTTAGATTGTTCTTCTACTTCAGGTGTAATATCCCCAACTATCTCTGTGTTAACTGGTCCACCAGGAGGAAGTAATTCTTTGTAAGCTTGTGCTTGAAACTGGGTAACTGATTCTGCCAATAAAGGATGAACCACGCCGCTTGCTCCTTCAAAAGGTTGCGTACGGTCTTCGTATTTAAATCCCAACATGTCTAAACCTTTTACGTAAGTATCATGCCAGTCTTTTCTTGAATCAAAATCAGCTTCATAAGAAGCAATGCAAGTATTAGATAAATTTCTTAATTCCGTCTCACTAATGTAATCAGCTAAATTAGCGTCAAAAGGTATATTAGTTTGATCAATTGTTTCACTTAAATCACTATTAACTTCAGCGCTACCGTCTGGTAATTCCGTTACTTCAAATTGATCTTCCATTGAAATGTTTTCATCAGGAAGTTGAATGTCTGTTGCTATTTCGTTTTCTCCAACTTCTACACCATTAGAAATATTTCCAATTGCTTTTTCAATAGTACTAAGGGGTATAGGCCGTGTTTTAGGAGTTACCATTATTATATCCTATCATAGTGTAGGGACAACATCAACAAAAGAGGAGTAATCAATAAACCCTCCATCTTTTTTGTATAAGTCCGTAGGTTTGTTTCTTGTTCCTTTTAAATCAATATAAGGCAATTTTGCCCATGTATTTCCTTTACCGTCTTTAATGTTTGTAGACGAAAAGTCAAGTTGATTATTTTTAGCCGCATTCTTCATCGCTTTAGTTGCAATGTTATTATAGAATCCTAAATTACCCTTAGCAACTGATCCAGTTGCACTAGCACCTGCATTTTTAGCTTTTCCTGAAGTCATAACAACACCATCATATCCATTTTCACGCGCTAAATTTATGGCAATTTTTATTGCCATTTTAGCTTGGTTTTCTGATTTTTTAAAAGGCGCTTCTGGAACACCATCTGCTGTAGCGTCTATTTTATCTAATTTTTGTGCTACTGCCACTAATTGTTTTCTAATACCATCACGTTTAACTTTTAGTCTTCCTAAAATAGTTTGTGCAGAAGGGTCTGTGTGTCCTGCAACTTTATCTATTGAATCTGTTAATTTATTTAATTCATCTGCAAGTTTTTGTCTTTGGGAATTTAAATCAGTAATATTTACATTTCCAGCTGCATCTTGTCGTGTTGCATATTTTTTACCTTTTTGCTGTACACCTTGGTGCAAATCTGATTGTATTTCTTCAATAAATAATACACGTCTACCAGCTTCATCTGTTCTCTCAGAAGCACGCATCCAAAAAACAGGATTATTCCCTGTTGGATTTGAGAAATGCCCACCACCTTCTGTAAACTTAGGTTCGTTGGCCCTCGGTCCTTTAGGATTGGGGTTGTAAGTAATAGGTATTTCCATATACCCGGTTCCTCCAGACAAGAATTGTGCTCCTTCATGTCTAGGTTGAGTTTTACTCATATAAAAACCTTCACCACTTTGTAAACGTTTAAATCGTTCAACAATGGTTTTAGAATAAAAAGGAATTTTTGAGCCTTCAGGGATGCCGTCTTTTAAAACATTATCAATACCATAGAACTGTTTAAAAACTTTATTAATGACTCCAGCTCCTTGATCCATTACTTGACCATTATCTGAGCTACTTTTAAATAATTCAGCTAATTGAACACGCGCAGAGTCACCCGCAATATCTTGTGGCTTGTTATTTAACCCACGTATTTCTTCTACCCCAGCACTACTTGTTCCATGATAATAACCACCTCCACCATCACGTTTGGTTAAAAATGACCCAAAATCATCTAATCCTTTTTGAAAAGGCTCTTTTTGGTTAATACTATAGGTAATGTTTGGTTTTAAGTTAGAATACGCCTCCATTAAGTCAGCTTTTTTAACTTTAGCGTTTTGATAGCCAGTTAAGTAGTTACCTAAGCCAAATTCATCTAATTCTGTTGGAGAAACGCCTTTTTTCTTTAAAAAACCAAGCCATTGACCGCCAGTCATGATTTCTTGAGGTGCATTTATAATTTCTGTCTCTGATTTTAGAGTAAATATGCCATTATTAGTATCTGTAATAGTTTCTGTTGCTTTTATATCATCAACATTGTCCACAGCGCCTGAAATTTTTATCTTAGAAGTAGATTCATCAAACAATGGTGGCGGTTTTTTAAATTTAAATGGGTTTTTAAAGCTCATTGCTACATCAAACTCGCCTTCCATTCCATTAGGTGTAGATATTACTTCTTCTGTTTCATTAAATTGCGACATGTCTCCTCCTATTGCCATCATTCGTCTTGCAAATCCACCTTTATTGTGACCTTCTGGTTTTACGCCAGTTCCACCTGTTATACCGTCTTTTTCTTTTTGTTTTAAAATATCGTAAAAATCAGTTTTCATATGCTCAAATTTATTTTGAGTTAAATCTCCTGCTGTTTTTGGCGGGATATTTAAATCATACGTTTTTTTCTGGTTTTTGTATAACTCTGATAATTGTTTATCACCGTATCTTTCTCCATAAGTATCAAATCCTTTTTTATTTTTATTCCAAACTTTAGTTTCTAAACCTAATTTTTCCATGTCTTCTCTTATATATTTTATATAACCTTTAGCTTCTTCTAAATCTTTATTATATTGCGCTTCTGGAATTTTATCATCTTTAAATGCTTTTTTAATTAATTTTTGTTCAGTTAACCATCTGTATAATAAACCTTCATAATGTTTATGATAAGAATTGTTTCTTGTAAAATTAGTTAAAAATCCTTGATGGTGTTTACTAAATTTAGTTTTTTTTCCACCTTGTGTATAATTAGGAAAAGTTTCATTAAAATCTACCATGTACCGATATTCAGGAGGTACTATAAAATCACCATGTATTTTAAGTGACCCTTTTGAATGACTTGATCTAAACCTTTTTTTACCATTATTAACATAATCATCAACATCCCTAAGAGATGATATTTTACTCTGAGCTCCTGTAAGACCCTCATTAGATTTTTTAAAATCTATAAAACCATCTTCATCAGAAACTTGTTTTATTATGTCATAAGTATCTTGATCAATAGAACCTGGATTTACTGGTTCAGGTCTTACATCCGTTTGAGCTACATGTCCTCTAGCAACTAAAATTTTTTCTTCTTTTGGTCCTATAAACTCAGTTTTTTTGTATGGGTAAGGTGTCTTTGGTCCCTTTGTTGGTAAGTTACCAGTGTAATTTTTTTTCATCATTTGATCTATAGTTAATCCACTTTGTTTACCAACAGTTCCTGTCATTTTGTCTGAAAGCAATTTATAACCCTCATCACCTGAAAATATGTTGCGTTCATTAGGTGGTACAAAAAGTGCTTCGTCATTATTTATTGGTGTAACTACTTCTTCTGTTTTTACTAAAGAGCTTTCTACTTTTTCTGGTTTTAATAAACTTTCTAGAGAATAAAAATTTTTATCTGAAGAACCTTTAAAAATGTCTTTTTTAAAAAGATTTTTTCTATTGGAAGCATCTTTGTAATCTATTTTATCTTTAGGGTATGAAGATCCAAAAAATTCATTTTTTAAAGTATCTTCAGAAATACCTACTTTACTAGTTTTTACACGAGGAATTTTAATCATTATTTATTGCCAAAAAGATCACCTTGTTGAATACTGCCAAGTCCTTGGTCCATGTTTGATTCTATATAAGGTTCGGATCTAATAAGATTGTTTTTATTACCTTTAATAAAATTTTTAACACCTTTACCAATTCCTGCTGCAGATTTTGCCAATCCATAAAACTGTGGAACATAATACCCAATACCAACTCCTTCTGGGGGAAGCATTTCAGGACCTTGCGGAGCAAGCTTATCAGTAACGTTGTCTGATATGTATTGAGCTAATTCATTATTTGGTTCATTTGCCATAAACATCTCATCCATAGGACGTGATATGCTGGAAGCTAATTGTACTAGCTCTCCATCACGCATTCCAAAAGTACCTTCTCCTGGAAGCATTAAATCTCCTTTTGAAGAAAAAGAGGGATCAAGAGTTAAATCGACACCAAACATTCCTTCATCAATTTCAGGTAAATTATTTATAGTAACAGTTTGATTTTCGTAATCTAAAGAGGCTACTTCCCAAGTTTTATTATTAAAATTATCTAATTGTTGTAATAAATCTTTGTCATTACTATCTGTTGCTCTTTGATATAAAGTATTAAATACATTATTAGTATAGTCTTTACTATCTTGATCTCCTTTATTTTGAAAATTTAAGACTGCATTTTGTAAGCCAGGATGTATTTTTTTAGCAGCTTGAGAATGCGCGACTAGGTTTAATTCATTCATGTGTTCAACAAATCTAGGATTAGAAGTGTATTGATCGTAAGGAATTTCTAATGACTTTCCTTCTTGATTAGGGCCAAAACCTAAAGCATTTCCAAACATAGTAATAGGAGCATCTAATATACCGTAGTAATCTTCGTCAGCTGTAGAACCTAGTGCTCCTTCTTGATTTGAGGTAGGCATTATTCTATTAAGCGTACCAAGAGTATCAACAGCACCTAATTGAAAGGCACCTTTTCCTATGTCCATTACAAAATCTTTTGTGTCTATTGCGCTTTGTAAAGCGCCTTCTGTAGTAAAAGTTCCATAATTTTCTATAGCAGGATAATTACCTAATTCAGCTTCATCTTCTACTTTGTAAGATTCGTCTAATGCTGTTTTAAATTCGGAAGGTTCTTCCAATAAATCAAATGACGTAATGTCACTTACGCCTCTATCAATAGTATTCTGATCGTTGTCTATCTGTTGGTTCATCCGCGAAATCGTCCTTTAGTTCTACGTAGTAGCCTTGACGGTATCGCATTAATGCTTGCGTCATGCTATCCACATAATCATCATGATCGCCAAATGGGAATGCTGCGCATTCTTCAATGACTTCCTCGGCCCAACGTCTATCTTTAGGAGCCCATACTGCCCCTGATTCAAACAACGGTGCTACGCTGTTGACTCTACTGTGTTTATCATTTCCTTTTGATGGTGTAAAGTTAATTACAGGAATACCAACTTTTTGTAATTCATGTGTAAGGGGTAACCCGGACGCTTTGGCCTCGATCAATACAACCTCTGGTTCCCAGTACTTATATTCTTCTTGCGCTTTATCTTTAAGCTCGGGAAAGTTCCACCGTCCTCGTTTTGCGTCCAAAAGAATAATGTTTTGTCTACCACCTTCTTCCGGGGTAAATATACCCCACGTTGTAATAGCAGAATAATCGGCTGAAGTTTTTTTAGAGAAAGCTGTGTCATAGCTTTGAATGATATACTGCAGATGAGGAATTTTCTCTGGCTCCCATATTTGCCACCACTCACGTTTTATAAGTGCACCTTCCTCGGACGTAGGTTGCTGCATCCATTGTGCTTGCCACTTGGTTAAAGGGATAGAAGCTTTAACAGAATCTAATCCTTTCATGTCCCAAAAATTACCCCACATAGGTTTATTATTGATGACTGCTGGAAA